TGACAACACAGAACAGAAAGAAACTTAAAAAAGAATCTTTTGCTATACCAGAGGATAGGGCTTATCCAATTCATGATAAGGCTCATGCGATAAATGCTTTGGCAAGAGTAGAACAGCATGGTTCTAAGGAAGAAAAGAAACGGGTTCGGGCCGCTGTAAGGAAAAAATATCCGGGCATTAAACAAGCTAAGGATAATAAGAAATAGGGGCTTAAAAATGGCTAGGGGTAAGGGCAAGAAGAACAAAACCAAGAAAAAGAAGAAGGGGCCGAAACCAAGGAAGCAATCTAGACTTAGTAAGGTTATGGGGAACGCTCCTGATCCAAAGAAGAGGGGATCAAAGTTAAGAGGGCTGTAGTATGTCTCTAATAATTGAAGATGGTAGTATTCCAAGCATGGCTGCTAATTCCTATATAACTTTGGCTAGTGCTACGAGTTATTTTACTACAGAGGGAAGGGCTTCTGAATGGACAACTTTAGGTACTGGTCAGGAAGCTGCATTAGTACGAGCTTGTAGATATATGGAACTTATATCATGGAAAGGCACTAGGGCTGATGATATGACAGACCAGCCCCTAGAATGGCCTCGGGTCAATGTGATAGACAGGAACGGTTATTGGATTTCCTCTACTGCCATACCACCCCAGATAAAATGGATACAAGCAGAACTAGCAGTAAGATTCCTTAATGGGGATAATCCCCTACCTGATAAAGATACCACAGGTAATATTGTCAGGGAACGTATAGAAGGCGCTGTGGAAATAGAATATGAACGGGGTGGGTATAAACAAGTTCCGTATCAACCTTATTTAGATGCCTTGTTAAAACCTTGGGTAAAGAGCTCTGTATCTATACAAATTTTTAGAGCGTAATGAATAATGGATTATAGTGCAATAGCGACCAGAGTAAAGGGTTTATTGACTACATACGGCACAACTATGGTGCTGAGTAGGTATTCCCCAGGTACTTTTAATCCAATTACAGGACGATATGCTAGTAGTTCTACATTAACTTGTAATGTCATCGGTATAATAAAATCTCCGTTCCGTCACAATATGGGTGACAGATTCTTGGATGGTAGTCTTATTTTAGAAGGAGATAGGGAACTTATCATAGCTACTAGTAGTACATATACACCAGGATTAGGGGATACGATTACTGCGGCCAGTGTAGATTACAGTGTTGTCGGTTTACATACAATAGAACCATCAGGAATGGATATAGTTTATAGGTGTCTTGTAAGGAGGTAGTATGAAATTTACGATACAAGACCATTTTCTTTTTAAAGATGGGGAGCAAGTAGAATACAGACCATCCCCTAATCATAGTGGGGAAATAGAGCCAACCCTTATTGTGATCCATTATACTGGTGATAATAGTCTGGAAGGAGCTCTTTCCTGGTTATGTGCTACTAAATCACAAGTATCTGCACATTTAGTTGTGGCTAAAGATGGAACTGTTTACCAATTACTTCCTTTCAATATTAAGGGGTGGCATGCTGGGAATGCTTCATATGATGGTAGAAGTGGGGTAAATTCATTTTCCATTGGGATTGAAAATGTGGGTATTGGTGATGTATGGCCCGATGAACAGATAGAAGCTAATAGGGAAATTATTTCCGTATTATTTGCTACATATCCAATAGTTGATGTTGTTGGTCATGAGGATGTCGCCCCTGGTAGAAAAACTGATCCAGGGCCTAATTACCCTTGGAATAAAGCCACTAAATGAAAATAAGCTATGAAGGTCTAAAATTTATAATTACCCAAGAAGGTATGGTGTTGTCCCAATATGAAGATCAGACGGGGAACCTTACAATTGGGGTGGGTCACTTGATACAAGAGGGTGAAGAATTTCCAGAACAAATTACAGAACAGGAGGCTATAGATTTATTAGCCAAAGATGTAGAGAGATTCGAAGATGCTGTCAATTCTTATGGGATGGATTTAACACAAGGGCAAATGGATGCCTTGGTTGATTTCGCTTTCAATTGCGGAGAGGGAGCTTTAAAACAACTGCTCAGTCATGGAATGGAAGAAGTTCCAAATCAATTACCAAGGTGGAATAAATCTGCTGGTAAGGTTGTAAACGCGTTGACTAAACGACGTGCTTTAGAAGTGGAGATGTGGAATTCTTAAAATGAAAATATTAACCAGTATCAGTAAATTTTGGAATAGTTTTGTTAGTATGGATAATACTGATGTTAATACTCCATACGCTGCTATCGGTTTATCTTTGATATTGGCAACTCCTATAATTGTTTTGTGTTGTTCCATTATTATAACTCATTTTTTTGTTCGTGGGCATAATTTAGATGCTCCAATGGTAGATTTGTTAAAATATATGTTGGGAGCAGCTACAGGGATTGTAGCTGGTGCTAGTGCTTCCATTTTTTCTAAAAGTACAACTACTATTATGGGAATTACGAAAACACGAGGACCAAAACCAGATTACCCAATTGGAGAAAGAGATTAATGTTTTCTGGTATCTTGACTAAGATTTTATTAGGTTTATTGGTTGGTTCTTTAGCTTTTGGTGGTTTCATCTATGTCAAATACAATTATTGGGATAAACCAGCCTATGAGAAACAAATTAAAGAACTACAAGAAGCAAGGTTAAAATTAGAAATAACTAAAGAATCGCAAGAAAGAACTATAAGCCAATTGGAAAAACAAAAGCAAGTGGTTGTGAGGGTTACAAGTGAAAAAGTTGAGAACAAACAGGCTTTGTCTGTTAGTGTTGATGATCTGTTTCGTATGTACGAGCGTTACCAGTTGCACGAAAAAGGAGTTGGTGGTGCCAATACTAACAGGAGGGGAACTACCACAAATAAATAGGAACCTCCCTAAGAATCCTCCAGTATTAGAAAGGTTTACTAGAGAGGAAATGGAAAAAATACCACGGACTGCCCATGTTAAGATTTTGGATTACCAAGCAGAGGTATGGGGTTGTTTCGATATATATAAATCTGCTGTTCAAGAATGGGAATTATGGGCTAAAAATGTATTTAAAGTAAAGCAGGAGCCACCAAAAGATACAGCAGAATTTAATAAAAAATGGTTCCAATTTTGGAAGTGATTACATGGTGTCAACCTATATAAGACCCGGTCAAAGTGAATTAGGCAACCTTGGATTAGGGACATTTGCAATAGATGTATCTAAGTTTGTAAAGAAAGCAAAGGGTAATATAGATTTAGCTATACGCAAGATGATCTTTGAAGTATTCAAGAGGATAGTTGTGAGGACACCTGTAGATACTGGGAGATGTAAAGCAGGATGGACCGTGGGTAAAACTTGGAATATGTCTTCACCACTTGGGGGTTCTCCTCAATACGATACTACTCCTGGTGGTTCTAGTTCCAAAACACACCAGAAACAAGGTAGAAGATTTAGAAGAGTCTCTTCTGTATCCGAACGAGGTGTAGGAAGATATATAGGGGCACAAGTCAAAGCTGGGGCTGGTACCTTTGACAAATCCGGTAGAGTCACTGCTTCTAAGGGAGCGCAATTCTTACAGGGGATGGAGATCAAGGATGGTATCATTTGTTATATATTTAACAATGTTAGGTATGCTATTTATTTAGAAGGAGGCAGGGTTTATCCTAGCCCTCCCTATGGTTCACCACAAGCCCCTAAAGGGATGGTTAGAATCACCTTGGCAGAGTTTGGTAGTATCACAAATGAAGTTGTCGCTAGCGTCTCTGTAGGGGGAAATAGTACCCCCTTGATAGGTATATAATGTTGGGGTGCCGAACTTATAAGATAGGACAAATACTTGTAGTGGATGGAGTAGAACATATTCTGTGCCAGATAAGGCCGTTTGAAGTAGCTTTGATAGATTTGGAGACAGGTTTAAAATATGGGGATTGTTTAAGTAATAATTGGGTTATTAGTGAAAAAGATATGTTTTGGTTAGCTCTAGGGAAAGAAGTAGAAATAAAGGAGCAATAGAATGGGGGTTAATAGTAACATACACAGTGCTCTAATACAACATCTCAGTTTAATGACCCCTACAATCACTATAGCTTGGGAGAATATTAAAACTACTCCAGAATTGGAAGTACCATATTTAAAGCCTTGGTTATTACCAGGAGAAACAACTAGGGTTACTTTAGGCCCAAATTCCCCTTGGCAGAAATATCAGGGGGTATTCCAAATAGATTGTATATATCCTATAGAACAAGGACACGGTGATGCCAAGACTAAAGCTGATGCTATTTGTAGTAGGTTTAGTATAGGGGCCACTTGTTCGTATAATGGAGAGGTAGTTACTATAATAAAATCATACCCCAATAGTGGGGATAACGATGGCCCTTATTATAAAGTTAGTGTCTCTGTAGTCTACGAATGTTACAGTAATACTTAATATAGGAATCAATTATGGGGACTACTAAAACAAGGAAAACCAAATCTATTCGTCAGGTGCGCTATCTTCTATCGAAGGGAAGCCCCTTGTCTAACAAACAAAAAGACAAACTCAAAAGTGAATTGTACTCAGGGGATGTCAGAATACAAAAGAAAAAGAAATAGACCACATTATAGTAGGAGGGACCAGACAATGGGAAGTACAATGATGTAGAATATAATAATTTGGTACAACTTTATTATAATGAGGAACTTAAAAGATTAATGGCAAAACCCTGGTGGAATTCAGCAGAAAAAGAACTGACCAGTTGGTTGAAAATAAAGGCTTTGGAAAGGGCACATAAACAAACTAAAAAAGAACTAAAAATAGATGATTATTAGTAATTTTTTTACGGAGGGATAAAACAATGACTGATTTTTCTAGTGGGGGTATGCATCAACTCCTATGTTCCACTGCTGAAAGTACCTATGGTACTAGCCCAGCGACTTTTGCTGAGTTAAGGCATACTTCTTGTTCTCTGCAATTAAGCAAGGATACATTCCAATCTAAAGAACTGCGCAGTGATCGCCAGATAACGGATTTTAGGCATGGGACGCAAAAGGTAGATGGTGATATAGCGTTCGAATTAAGTTGGGCAGAATACGATACTCTTTTACAAGCTGGTTTTTGTGGTACTTGGCAAACGGTAGCTTCTAAATCTGCTTCTACTGTTGGATGCAGGACTACCACCAAACAAGTATTTAGTTCTTCTTTAACCTTTGGTTATTTGGGAACTGGGGATTGTATCTATGTTTCTGGTTTTACTGGCGGGGGTTTGTCCACTAATGGGGTTCACATAGTAACTGCCAAAACTGGGACTCATACTTTAACTTTGGGTTACTCTACATTGGGTTCTTCCTCAAGTTATAGTGCAACTGTAAACGTGAAGAGATTATCTTCTTTGGT